GCTTGCCTGCCCGGTCACGCATTATAAGAGAATTTCTAAATTTCCGTATCTGGTTTGGGCGGAAGATGGCGAAGACAATTCTTTCCACGGCGATAACTCCAAACAGGAACAGCAAATCACCGGAACCGTTAATTATTTCACAAGGGTTGATTTTGACAGCACTATTGACCAGATACAGGAAATTTTAAACGGTGAACCCGTAGGATGGATGCTTGAAAGCGTACAGTATGAGGACGAAACAAACCTAATTCACTACAGTTGGCGATGGTGGGTGGTGTGAGTGGCACGTTTTAAGGTTTCTCCAAACTTAGAGAAATACAACCAAAAAATATATGCGTTAGGCGCTGAAGCGCAAGCCTACATTGAACAAGCCGTGAAAGAAGGGGCGAACCCTGTAGCGGATGCCGTGAGAGCCGGGTTAAATGGAATCCCGGTTGATGACGGATATCGTAAAAAAGGCGAAATCCGGTCGGGCCTTAGAAGTGTACAAAAAGCCGGGTTGTCTGCAAGTCTGGGTGTAGCACCAATTCGAAACGACAGCGGTTTTATCAATGTGAAGGTCGGTTTTGATGGGTATAACAATATGCACACAAAACAATATCCGGGCGGTCAGCCTAATGCAATGATAGCAAGGTCGATAGAATCCGGGACATCAATTATGCAGGCACATCCATTTGTGGCTCCTGCTGTGAGCAAGTCCCGGAAACAGGCCGAAAAAATCATGGAACAGTCAATAGATAAATCTATAAACAGAATCATGAATTGAGGGGGTTTAAAATATGGCAGCGGGAAAAGTTTGCACTGGGTTTTCTCTTCCGTATGTTGCGAAGTATTCGAACACTGGAAACGCCGTAACTTATTCAAACGGAATGAAGCTTGCAAGGGGTGTCAATGTTTCGATTGACCCGGAGTCTTCCGAAGACAATGGTTTCTATGCCGATAATGTTCTGTCAGAAAACGCCGATGCTACTTTCACGAGCGCAACTTTGACACTGACGGTTGATGGTCTGCTTGCGGCAGCAGAAGAAATGATTATGGGCGTGGCGGCCCCGTCTGGAACCGATGGCTGGATCGCTTACGGCGATGATCAGAGCGTACCTTATGTTGGCGTCGGATTTATCGCCCGGTATATGTCTGACGGTGTTACAACCTTTACACCTATCGTGCTTGCGAAGTGTATGTTTAATCAGATTCCGACAAACGCCGAGACGCAGGAAGAGCAGATCAACTGGCAGACGCAGGAACTGACCGCAAGAGTAATGCGTGGCGATGATGCAAAGCATAATTGGAAATATATCGGCGGTGATTTTGAGACCGAGGCGGCAGCAGAAGCGGCACTTAGAACAAAGCTTGGTATCACAGCATAAGAGAGGCTTTATATGATAATCAACGGTAAGGACATCAAATTTTTCTACAGTCTGTGGGCAAAAACCGAAAGCGACAACTACATTTTATCGCACGAGAAAGAGGCTATTTCGAAAGCGTCTTTACAGCTTGCTTTGACGATGAACGAAGCGGCAATCCGGGCCGGGATGGAAACTGAACGGTTAACCCCGAAGGATTTCGAGGTATTGCCCGCTAGCGATTTCGAAGCAATCAGCGCAGAGGTCATGGCACAGATTGAAAAAGATTCTAAAACTACCGTGGAAGTAAAGCCGAAGGGAAAAAAAACGGAAAAAGAATGAACATTAATCGGGCGTGGTTTTTGTTTTACGGCGCCCAAATAGGATTATCAAGGCAGGAGGTCTTAAATTGTCCATACGGTGAAATGATGGATATGATTTCCTGCCTTTCCGTTTATAACGGCAATGCGGAAGTTGTGGAAAAGAAAAAGCAAAAAACATTTGATGATGTTATGAGCATGGAATAATGAGGCAGGTGAAACGATGGCTGTTAATATAGGCCCACGCATAGGAATTGACGGCGAAGCCGAATATAGAAGACAAATAAACGAAATAACACAGGCCCAAAAAGCACTTGCCGCTGAAATGAGAGCCACTGAAAGCGCATTCGATAAGAACGGCAAAGCGCAGAAGAACAGCGGCGAAAAGGCTAAAAACCTCACAAAGCAGATTGAATTGCAAAAAAAGAAAGTCGACGAATTAAAACGTGGACTTGAACAGGCGTCTGCTAAATGGGGCGAGGATTCCGCACAGGTCTCTAAATGGCGTCAGGCCGTAGCGGATGCAGAAACCACACTCAACAAGCTGAACAAGGAATTAAACGAAGTAAAGCCTTCAGTGGGAGAACGACTGCAAGAAGCCGGGAAATCTATATCCGGTTTCGGTCAGAAAATCACCTCTGTAGGCGATACGATGACCAAATATGTCAGCGCTCCTATTTTGGGACTTGGTGCGGTATCGGTCAAAACTGCTATGGATTTTGAAACATCTATGGCAAAAGTACAGACCATTGCCGACACAACAAGCGTCCCGATTGGAGATTTGAGAAAAAGCATATTAGACCTTTCCAGTGATACCGGGATAGCGGCAACAGACATAGCAGAATCCGTATATAACGCAATCTCTGCCGGACAGTCAACCGCCGATGCAGTCGGCTTTGTTGAGACCGCATCAGAGCTTGCAAAAGCCGGGTTTACGGATGTCGGGAATTCTATTGACGTTTTAACGACAATCTTAAATTCTTACGGATTGGAAGCTAAAGATGTAACCGGGGTTTCTGACAGACTGATTACCGTACAAAATCGAGGTAAAACCACCATTGCACAGCTGTCTAGCAGCATGGGTAAAGTAATTCCCACGGCGGCAGCTTTTGGGGTGAACCTTGATAACGTTTCAGCCGCTTATGTTGTGCTTACGAAAAACGGTATCGCAACCGCTGAAGCAACGACCTATTTCAACTCAATGCTGAATGAATTAGGCAAGAGCGGAACCAAAGCAAGCGAGATTATAAAAAAGCGTACCGGGCAGAGTTTTACGGAGTTAATGAAATCCGGGTCGAATGTTGCTGACGTTCTGAAGATTCTGAAGGATGAAGCCGACAAGAGTAACCTTTCGCTTGCTGATATGTTTGGAAGTGCTGAAGCCGGAAAAGCCGCATTGACAATCCTTTCCGATGGCGGGACAGAATTTGTTAATTCGATGGATGCTATGCAATCAGCAGCCGGAGCCACAACAACGGCTTTTGAAACGATGGCAGATACGACAGCCGCAAAAATGCAGAAGACGCTAAACAACATCAAAAACACAGGCATTCAGGCCGGAAGCAATCTGCTTGAAATGTTGGAACCTGGCATTGAGGCGGTTGGTCAGGAAATCGAAAAACTTTCTAAATGGTATAGCAACCTCGACAAAGAAACACAAACAAGCGTATCAAAGGCAGCTGTAGCTCTTGGCGTTGGTGGGCCGCTGATTTCTGCGATTGGAAAGACGGTAACTGCTATCGGTACGATTACAACGGCAGTTGGTAAAGCTGTGAGCGCTTTTTCAGCTTTTGGCGGTGCGTCCGTCCTTGGGCCGCTTGCGGTTGCAGCTGGTGCAGTCGGTTTGTTAGGTTGGAGTATTAAAGAGTCTGCAAACGCACACATTGACGGCTATGATGATTATATTTCCAAAATGGGAGAGATCAAAGCAGCCGCTGAAGAAGGCACAAAGAAACAAAAGGAATTACACACGTCCCTGACTCAACTTATGGACGGTGTAACAATTGAGACACAGCCCATTAAAGACTTGCAAACAGCATTACACAATTGTTTCGAGGCAAACGGCGAGCTGAAGAAAGACATGTCAGAAACCGCCTCGACAATTATGGGCGAACTTAACACGGCACTAGGAACAGAACTGCCGACAACGTTTAGTGACAACATGGAAGCCAACCGGGAAGCAATACAACAGGTTGATGATGCGGTCACGAATTACGTTGCAAACCTGCAACAGGCAGCAATGCAGGAAGTGCTTGGTGCTGATATGGCAGCGGCGTGGAAAGAACAGGCCGAAGCTATGCAGGCAATGAGCGAACAGGCAGAACTTTATGATCAACAGTTAACGGCAGTTAATGACACGCAAGCCAGACTCAACGAACTACAGGAGATGTTCAAAGGGGTTGAAAACTGGGAACAGTTAACTCCGGAACTGATTGATGCAAAGGCAGAATACGAAGACCTTTTGCGAGTGCAACAGGATCAGGTCAACATGTTACATGATAATGAATCCGCTTATCAGTCTGTTGCAGAGCGTTGCGCAGGTGCAACCGCAACAGTAGAAGGATACCACAAAGTAATGGAACAGTTGGCATCTAATGACCCGGCAGTCAGGGCAAAAGCGGCAGAAACCTTTGCCAACATTTCCAAAAACGCAGAACAGGCAACAAAAGAGGTGCAGAACGGTTTTGTGCCGGCACTAAAGAAAGCCGGAAAAGCTGTTGATAAATTCTTAAAAGACCCGTGGACTTTAAAAGCAAACGCCGAAATTGACGGAGCCGAAAAGGAAAGCCGGAACGCCAAAAACATCATGACAAAAATCCTTTCCAACGTCCGGGCGAATGTCTCCGGGGTTGACGGAAGCAGCACCGCCGCAAATGCCGCCAAAGTTACCATGACGGCGATACTTGCGGGATTAACCGCCACGGTTGGCGGTGTTGCGGGTGCAAGCACAGCGGCAAGCACAGCCAAAAGTTTAATGCAGTCCATTTTTGACAATCCGTTAATTGCAAGGATTAACGAGGTCACCGGATGGGCGAGTGCTGTGCAGAGTGCTTGGTCAAGTATGCAGGCATGGTTTAATTCTAATCCGCTTGTGTCTTATGTGCGTGAGGTCGTGCAGACGGTAAGGGAACCCGGCTGGAATTGGTCTGGAATGTTTGGTCATAAAGCCGATGGTGGATTTATTACGCATGAGCAGTTGTCTTGGGTCGGTGAAGGAAATAAACCGGAAGTTGTTATCCCCCTTTCCCCGTCAAAGCGTGGAAGGGCGATGAGTCTTTACAAACAGACCGGGGCAATCTTAGGAGCCGGAAACGGTGGAACCGTCAATAATAGCACTACTAATTTAGGCGGTGTAAGCATTAATGTCTATGCGTCCCCGACACAATCAGCGGATGAAATAGCTGACGTAGTATCTAGACGTATAGCGCAACAGGTTTATAGCAGAGGGGCGGTGTTTGCTTAATGTTAATTAGAGAGCCGACCACACCGGGGAGCTATTTTGTATATAACGGTTTTAACAGCGCAGATTATGGCGTGTTTATTTCTGGGGTTGGGATTTTCCCGGCCCCGGAAAGAATCGTTGATGTGATCACGGTTCCGGGACGGTCAGGAAATATTATCTTTGACAATAAACGTTTTGAAAATCTCGATATTACGGTTCCGTGTTACATTCCCCGGAGATTCCAGAACCGTTTTGCAGATTTCAAAGCGGCAATGCTTTCGGATACTGGTTATCACAGATTAGAGTTTTCACAGGATGCCGACCATTTCCGGGAAGCATACGTTACAGGCCCGGTTACACCGTCAACAGGCCCGTTAAATCGTTCTGGACAGTTTGACATCACTTTCCACTGCAAGCCGCAAAGGTTTCTGAAGTTGGGAGAAAGAACCATCATTTTGACTGGTACCGGGGAAATAACAAACCCGACTTTGTATCACGCAAAGCCATTGATTCAGATTACCGGAACACAGCACGGGTCTTTCACGCTTGATTTTTCCGGGGGAGCCGGGTCAAGCGAAAACTGGAATATAGAAGTCAAGGACAACGTTACCGGGATTTGTTATTTAGACAGTGAGTCAGGTAATGCGTATTACGAGCGGACATCTGCTGGGGAAGCGTACAAGATTCCAATCAATAACAAGGTCAAAACCCAACCGTCAGGATTTCCACAACTTAGACCGGGTTACAATAAAATTGTGGTTTATGAAGTTTCCGGCACTGTTACCAGAATGCAAGTATACCCGAGGTGGTGGACAGTATGACACCTATATTATTTGAACCGAATACAACAGATTTTAATAATAATAACGGTGTTGGATTACTGACAGACGTTTTGTCTTGCTATGTTACGGAAGAGCTGAATGGATTATTCGAACTTTCCATGACTTATCCGGTATACGGGATACACTATGAAAGCATTGTAACAGATGCGATTATCACGGCACCAACCGAGGAATTTTCATACGGATTCCCCTACTTCCAACCGTTCCGCATTTATCGAGTTTCGGAACCTATAAACGGGGTTGTTACGGTAAACGCACAGCATTATTCTTATATGCTTAATTATATCCCGGTTATGCCGATAACAACAGCAAGCATGACGGCTTCCGATGCATTGGCGGCAATAAAAGCAGCTGCCGGGGAGAATTGCCCGTTTAACTTTTCAACGGACATTACAACAACGGCAAATTTCGGTGTAAAAGTGCCGACACCAATGCGGTCAATACTTGGTGGCGTTGAGGGGTCTTTCCTTGACGTATATGGCGGACAGTTTGAGTGGTCATATCCTTATGTATACATTCATAAGCGCAGAGGAGAAGACCGGGGATTTAGAATCGAATACGGTCACAACATGACAAACTTTCTCCGGGATTCGTCCACAGAATCAATAGTCACCGGAATATGTCCATATGCCCGGAACACAGACGAGAACGGAAACGAAACAATTTTAACGTTGCCGGAAAAGGTCATCGAATCACAGTATGCGTCCCTGTTTCCTTTCAAGCGTACCGTGTGCGTTGATTTGACAGAAAAATTCAGCGATAAGTCAGGGGCGGCAATCACTGAAGAGGAACTTAGAACCGCCGCAAATACTTACATAACATCCAATGCGGTAGGGGTTCCGAAAGTTTCCATAAATGTTTCTTTTGTGGAGACCAGAACCGGGAAAGATATGATGTTGGATTATTCCAACGTTGTACATTTGGGGGATACCGTGACGGTTAATTTTGTGATGTATAACATCATGACGCAGGAGAAAGTAGTTAAAACCGTATTTGATGTTTTGATGGAAAAGTTTTCATCCGTAACCATCGGAAGTCAGACACAAGACTTAGCAAACACAATTTATAACATACAAACAGGCAGATAAAAAGGAGGTTGTAAATTGGCTGAATTAGTTAGCATCAAGAGGAACGTGGACGTTTCACCGGGACAGGCGGCCCCGGCTGTTTTCCATTGTTCACAGGGGGACGTTGGGAGCAAAATCATTTTAGGGCTTTTAAATAACGGCACCACTTACAGCATCCCATCGGGGGTAACGGTTACCATCGAGGGGTCGGAAAGTAACGGAAGCATTTTTACACCTATTTCCGCTACCGCTTCCGGGTCTGATATTACTTTTTATTTAACAGGTGAAATGACCGCTGTAGCAGGGCCGGCAATTTGTCAGGCTGTTTTGAAGTCCGGCTCCAACATCTTAGGAACAGCGAACTTCACGCTTGAAGTCGAATCGTCCCCCATGGGAGCGGATGCACCGCCAGTCTTTACGGATGCCGGGTGGACGTGGATGCTTAATAAGCTGACAACCGAGTTTGTCCCGGCACTGGGTGATAACATCATTGATGCGATTGATAGCAAAGCTGACCAGTCAGACCTTACGACTTTATCAAACACGGTTGCAGGACACACCGGGAGCATTACGGTTTTAAATAATACCGTTAATAATTTAAATCAGAGTGTGACCGAGAATCGGCAGAATATCGCTACAAAGCTCAATAAAAATCAGGGTGCGGCAAACGCCGGGAAATATTTAAAAGTCGGAGCGGACGGAAACGTCGAAACTGCTTACCTCGATGTCACGACAGATAAAACATTGAGTGTTGCCGACAAAGCGGCAGATGCTAAAGCGGTCGGGGATGAAATAACTAGTTTAAAAGCAGATTTAAGAAGCATCTTGGAACGATATGAAGGACTTGAAAATCTGACGTCAAGCGCAACTTGGGAGGTCGGTTCTATTTATGCCAATAATGGATCAAATTATAACAGCATTAAGTACGCTATTAGAACTCCTAATAATCAAAAAATATATCTAAATACCGGAGCTGTAGCTTTTACAACAAACCCACTCATTCAAACACTGTATCTGTTTCAATGGGGTACGGATGGCACGACATTTATAGGGAGAGTCGGAACAAGTGGCGAAACAAAGTGTTCCGCACCCGCAGATGGTTATTATAGAGTGGTAATGTTCGCGTTTGATAAATCTGCGGTCATAGATAGTGACACAATGGAAAATTATTCTGAAGGGCTTCAGATGTATGGCGCGACTCTTGGCGAATTAGTGGACGGCATAACCCCAGAATCGTATGCAAACAAATATTATGGAGAGAAAATTGATTTGTCTGTGCATGGATTTAAAGCTGTTTCCGCTGGTATATCTTTACCGCCAACATCAATATCGACAGGACTTTCATCAAGACAGGATTTTGATATTTACGGCGGAGTTCTGTTTCAACTGTTTTCCAACAATTATGTTGCACTTGTTAATTTGGCAAATGGTGAGGTCATTGCTTCTTATGCAATCAATTGCGGACATGGCAACAGTTGTCAATTCAGCAATGAATTTTTTGAAGAAACGGACAAATATCCTTTATTGTATTGTTTCGCATATTCCGAAAATCTTGTATATGTTAATAGGGTAACTGATACTGGCGCGACGTTGATAAAAACATATAGACTTGAAACAAGCGGTTATAGATTCAGCGGTGGAATTGACAATGAGGGAAAAAGGCTCGTCACAATCCATTATAAAAATGATTCATCGCTGGAAGCAATAGACAACGCATGTTTTATTTCGGTGTGGGATCTTACAAACGTTGCGAATGGTGACAACGATGAATTAAAACCGACATTGATTAAACAAACACAAGTTGAATTTAATTCAGTAGTTCAGGGGTGCGCGTATTTTAAATCTGCTTTGTATGTAACAAGTGGTTATTATTCGAAAGGATCCCCTGTAATGCTTACGGCGTATAACACAGACGGGGATATTATTTCGCGGATAAACAGTTTTAATAATTCAATAGCACATAACGAGGCAGAAGGCATTAGCTTTTATTTAACAAATGGCGCATACGAATGTTATTTTTCAACGCAGGAATTATGGAAGTTGTTGTTTGACTAATAACCGCAAGCTACGAACTGAGGAAATTGCGCTCGTAGGAGATGACATCTATATTTCAACAAGTCGTATAGAAATGTTGTCTTTTGTTTAAAGGACGCCTATGAAAAATTTAAAAATGATTTTCTGCTGTCATGAGTACGAATATATCAGGACGCTTTACGGCGATGAGATCAATGCTCATAATGGCAGGCGTAAAGAATACCGCTGTGTAAAATGCGGCATATATAAGTTTAAAGAACACGATAAAGAGGTGATGTTATGCAGGAATATGTCGAAGCTTATGAGCGGATGACGTATATTCCGCAGTAGACTCGCCACATTTGTGGCGATAATTTAAAGGACACTTTAAACCACAAACAGAGGTCAAAACCATGTCAGACTTAGCAACTAAACAATACGTTATTGACATGATCGGGCGTTATGTCGGTCAGTTTTCCGGGGGCGGCGGTACCGTCCCCGATGACCCAGCAGGGATCATAAAAACGTGTAAGGATTACACGGACGAACAAATCATAGCCGCTAATGATTATGCGGATACACAAGCGAAAGCTGCTATGGATACGGCTGAAGCAGCGGCGAAACAATACACAGACGAAGAAATTGATGCGGCAAATGATTATGCAGAACAACAGGCCGAAACCGCAATGAACACGGCAGAAGGTGCAGCTAAAGATTATACGGATGGACAAATCATATTAGCAAAACAGTATGCGGATGGCGTTGCGGCAACCACACGAACGGAAGCAGAAACAGCCGCAAAAAATTACACCGATGCCGAAATAGCAGAATGTAATTCATACGCTGAACAGCAAGCAACACAAGCAAGAGCGGATGCAACAACGGCGGCAAAGAATTATACCGATAAAGAAATAGCGGCGGCGAACGATTACGCCGAACAGCAAGCAGCGGCGGCGATGAACGAAGCCAACTTAACCATTTTGTCTTATGTCCGGGCAAGGTTTACCGAACTTGACTATGAATTCCGGGACGTTGCAATCACAAACGCATGGCAGGGGATTTATTACGTTGATGTTGCCAGACCTGCCGCATTAGCTAATAAACACATTGTTTCCACAATGATTGTACAGACTTACGGCGGCGCTCCCATGGGAGTTTATCCGACCGCACCTGGGGATACAAGTGGGATTCGGTTTATAAGCCCGGTCTCAAAAACAATACACGTTACTGTTCGTTTTTTAATTTTAACAAAGGACGAGGACGAAACCACATGAATACAATTATAGCGTCAGTTATATCCGCATCTGTTGCTTTGATTGTCTGTCTAATAACTACACACGCACAAAACGAAAAAAGCCGGGCGTTAATCGAATACCGACTTGAAGAACTTACGAAAGAGGTTCAGAAACACAATTCACTGATTGACAGGACTTACAAGTTGGAACAGGATGCAGCTTTACACACAGAACAAATTAAGTCTGTACAACATCGGGTTGACGAACTTGAGAAAGCGGGGTGATTTTATGAAATTTCCAAACAAAGTATATGACGCTCTGAAATGGATTGCTTTAATCTTTCTCCCGGCTGTTGCTGTTTTATACGGTGCGCTTGCCCCTGTCTGGGGGTGGGCGTACCCTGACGAAATCGTTTATACTATCACGGCGGTTGATACGTTTTTGGGTGCGCTGTTAGGAATTTCCAACATGAACTATAAAAAGGGTGAAACAGAATGAGATACGGTTGCGACATTTCAGAACATCAAGCCATAAAAGACTATAAGCCTTTTAAAAGTCTTGATTTTGTGATATTGCGTGAAGGATACCGTCAGAGCATCGACAAGAAATTTATTTCCCATGTAAAAGGTATGAATTCGGTTGACGTTCCGATACATAGCGTTTATCATTTTATCTATGCGCTTACTGTTGGAGATGCAATAAAAGAGGCCCGGTCTTGTGCTATCAATATCAAAAAGGCAGGGCTGCCGGATGATATTATGGTGTGGGCCGATTTAGAGTATGATTCTATCGACAAAGCAAAAGCCAAAGGCGTGGAGATCGGAAATAAAGAAATCAATTCTTTCACTGTTGCTTTTTGTGAAGAATTAAAATCTTTATGTCATCCGGTCGGAATCTATACGAATATTGATTTTTACAAAAACCACTACACGCAGGAGACTCTTTCCAAATATCCGTTGTGGCTTGCAGATTACACCGGAGCAGCTGATTATCCCTGTATGATGCAGCAGACTACATCTTCCGGCATGATAGACGGTTATGCCGGCACCCTTGATATGGATACTCTGTTTGATGACGTGGAACCCA